TTACTGCATCAGACGTAAGATTTGACCCGCCTGTTGGCCCTGAGATATTACAACCTAGTCCAGAAGGTAAATTTCAAACGCAGATAAGAGTAACATTTGAAATATATGAAACATTGACAGCATGATTGAAATTACTGAAGAAATGCTAGACGCTATTGAAGCTGTAAAAGGTAGAAGAGATCCAAAATATTGGGATCCACGTTGCAAAAGATATATGGAAAAACAAAGAGCAAATAAAAAAGATGAAAAAAAAGCTGAAAAAGGTTAATATATACTTAAATCTTTTATAAATTGTTATGGCTGCTGTTAAAGGTGACGTAGGTCAAGTTAAATTTGATGATGGAGGTTCTTCCGTTAATCCTGTTTTAGGTACTAGATCATGGTCGATGTCTATTACAAAAGACACCATTGAAACAACTGTTCAAGGTGACACTTTTAAATCATTTATAGGTGGACTTATTGAAGGTGAAGGTACTGCTGAATTAGTTTATGACAATGCTGCTTCTGGAGAGACTGCTACATTTATGGATGGCATTTTAACCACTGGCGACCCTGCAACAGCTTCTTTTGAACTTTTTCCAGATAATGATTCTTCTGCTGGCACAAAAAAAATAAGCTTCAATGGTCTTATTACGAACTTTGAGCAATCTTCTTCACAAGGAGACATTAACACAATAACTATTACCTTTAAACCATCCGGACAAATTACATCAGCAATTTAATTTATGGCAACTGAAAGAACAGCAGATTTACTCATCAATGCATTTAAAGATGAGATGACAACCAGACGTAAATATGATTTGAAAGATTCAAATGATAATGTTTTAACAACAATATATTTTCCACCCATAACAAGATTTGATAGACAAAAAGCTCAACAACTAGCTGGAACAGATGAAGGACTAATTGTTTCAACTCAACTTTTGTGTAAAATGGCTCAAAAAGAGGATGGAACATCTGCATTTGACATGTCAGATGCACCAATTTTACAGCGATCATTACCAGAAAAAGTTTTAAATGATTTAGAGCTTTTTATGATGGATATTCAAGTTGATATTGATTCAGCAAAAAAAGAATAAAAGGGGATAATTGGCTAAATTTTGAATTTTTCCTAGCAACAGAACTTGGTAAAACTTTACTTGAATTAAGAAATCTTTTAACTGAAGAGGAACTTATTTATTGGGCTGCTTATTATGAAGTTAAAATTGATAGAGAACAAAAAGAAACGCAACGACAAAAACGGTATTCAAGGTAATATATAATAAAGGTTATTTGTTTCTGTGGCACAATCAACAGTTAGATTAATAGTTGATGCACAAAATGCAATAACACCATTAAAAAGAGTTAATGAACAAACAAAAAATTTAAGTAATAGTACAAATAAATTAAAAGGAAGATTAGATAAATCAAATAGATCATTAAGAGATACTGGCAAATCAGCAAGAGTTGCTTCTTCTGGTGTAAAAACATTAACAGGGGCTTTAGGTCCTTTATTAAAAGCATTAGCTTTAGCAGCAACAGCCAGATTTATTTTTGTAAAAACTGCTGAACTTCAAACACAAAGAACTGCATTAATTCAGTTAACAGGTTCAGTTAAAGATGCTAATAAAATTATTAGCCAATTACAGGCTTTTGGAAATGTTACTCCTTTTACTAGTAGTGAATTAATTGAGCAGTCAAAACGTTTAAAAGCTTTTGGTTTTGAAACCGAAAATTTAGTTGACACTGTTAAAAGATTATCAGATGTTGCTGGTGCAACAGGAGCAGATTTAAGTGGTATTTCAACAGCCTTTGGACAAATACTTGCTAAAGGTAAATTACAACGTGAAGAAGAACTGCAGTTATTAGAAAGAGGAGTTGATATTACAAGTGAATTAAAACGAATAACAGGATTACAAGGAGAAGCATTTGAAACAGCAATGCGTAAAGGTAAGATTGGTGCTGACCTTGTTAACCAAGCATTAATAAATCTTACAAGTGAGGGAGGGGTATTTTTTGAAGGTGCAACAAAACAATCAAAAACATTAAATGGTCAACTGTCTACCTTTCAAGATAATGTAGAAACTCTTGCAAGAATCATTGGTGAACAATTAGAACCTGCATTAATGAAAACTTTACAAACAGCAAATAAAGTATTAGGTGCAATAAATAGATTATTATCTAGCGATTTTCAAAGACAAATATCAGGTTTTAGAGCAAATTTAATTGTTCCTGGAGATACTTTAAGAGACTTAGAAAAAATTGAAAATTTTGCTAATAATATTCAACCATTAGGTATGGACGTAATGGGACTTGATCTTGCTATAAGCCAACTTGAAGGAACAAGAGATCAAATAAATTCATTAATGCAAGATATGAGTAAAAGATCAACAGTTCAAGAAGATAATCAATCTATCGAAACTAACAGAGCAATAACATCTAAAATTAATGAATTAATTAAAAGAAAAAATTTACTTTTAGGTATTACAGATGAAACTAATAAAAAAATTAAAGAAAGTAATGAATCATTTAATAATGGTTTAGAGCAAACAAACTTTTTAGTTGATGGACTTTCTCTAAGTACAGAAAAATTTGCTGATAAATTATCAAATGTAAAATCTGAAGCTGATTTATTAAAAGAAAAGTTTATGGAGATAGGTCAAGGTATAGAACAAGGTATTGTTTCAAATCTTACTGATGCAG